CGCTAGTAAGGAAAATTCCACCGCCCGGCCTGGGCGGCTTAAAACCTCATAACATTATATATACTGTGTTCAAGCCGCCCAAGGGCGTCTAATAACTCTTAGAACCAAAGAAGAGAGATCCCGCGCTGGATCTTTTATTAAATGGGATACCCCATATCTTTTTTGCATAGCATGGAAAAAATGCGCTAACTTTAACTCTCTAACAAACAAGAGAGAGACCCCGCGCTGGGTCTAATACGCCCGTGCTAAACGGGCGTGGGTGGTGCGTTAGGAGAACCAAACCCAATCGAATACATGACTGGTACCCCTATGAAAAATGCCAAACTAAAATCTTCTCCAGCGGCAACATAATTGAACAAGACGGTCCTTTGACCTGAAATGTAAATAGTATGCACGCTGGGCAGTTCATCATTCACCGCACGCGTGGCCAATGTTCTTATACGTCTGGCGTTATAAAATCTCCTATTAGTATAAAACGGCAACTCGACTTCTCCGTCAGGATTTAAACCCACTGGAGTAGCCAACGCCCCGTTGTACAACGAAGTGTATGTTTGCAACACAGCACGCCTGAAACTAGTGGCGGCGCGCAAAATATTGCTGCTAAACGTCAAAGAATATGGAACATATGCCAAAGGGCTAGAGAGACTGCGTGTCAAGCCATCACTTCTCTCTACCATCATAGGTAAATCAAAGTTAGAATTGACGCCAGTGTCACTCTGGTCGATTGGCGTCCGCGTGGCCCAATGCTTCCATCTAATTGCGCCCCTATATGCAACATACGCAGGGGTAAAATAGTTAAGCATTGTCATTTGAGCGTAAGCAAAAGGTCCCGAAAGAGAATTGTCCGGACCATCGGGATTGTACCCGTAATAATAAGGAAAATCTGGCATCGTATAAACACATGTAGTCTGTGCATCATCGTTAGATGTGTACGCAGCACTGTGCATACAATAGCGCTTCAATAACTCCCTAATACTAGTGACCTGTTCCCCAAAGAACACATCCATGGTGTGGTCTGTTGGATCGCCAACGGTCCCAACCTCTGTGGTCACGTCTGTGGAAACAGGCGCACTAAGTTGTACTTCTGCAACCTGCTCATCAGACTCTGGAACAACTTCCAATGTTTGTGGAATTACGGGAGCCGCCGATGGAAAATACGAAATATTCGATATCGCCGCATCAGTGGGTTCCGCAAACCTAGCGTCGTCGCACATTTTGACAAACACATTGACTTCTACACTTGCGTCAACGGTAGGGTCTGGATTTGGCGTTGTCAAATCATTGACGACAAAAACAGAAATGGTCCCATTACCAAATACTTCTTGCAGTACGGCGGGCGCCGTAGGCCCCGTAGCAAAAGAAGGAATAGGCAAGCCATCTCTCAACTTCATAGGGTTCCTCACAGGCAGAAAAGAATATTCTCTGCCCCAACCAACCTTAAAAGTGAAATCGCGCATGTCAGCAATGTCTACTATACGTGTGTACATGGTATTGTAGCCTGTCGAAAAACCACCACCATCCAACGAATGGGGGTCCCAAACTATACGCAACCTGCCACGATGGAAATTTGAAGAGACTACCTGGAAACGAAATTCCATTGAGCCCCCCCAATAAGAAAAGGGCAAAGCTACCATGCCAGCTGGTATGTTGTGATACTCGGTGTTTGCACCACTCCCAAAAGTTTGATAAACAGTTGGCATAACCTGTGTCTGAAACAGTTTCGTGCCGGCGCCTGACTCGGGATACCCCGTGGTATTCCACACAAACGTGGCGTAGTAAGACTCACGCTTAGCTATGTCGACAAGGCCCATCTCGTCAGCAGAGCTAACGCCAGTTACACCAGGATCGACAGTGACCTCTTGTTTCACATCCAGTGACAACTTCTGCACGGCCTCTGGAGTGTTCACGTTAGCAAGTCCGCCAATGTACCTAGGCAAATAGACCCGTATGGGATCTATCGTCATGGGTCTAGAAAACCCAAACAACTTGCCTATATCGCCGACGGCGTGTGCACCTATCTGTGTGGCCCTCGCAAACCTGCCTATAACTGGAACACTCGAAAGACGCCCAGCAACTCTGGCTACTGCGGATGCGACGGCGCTCACTGGAGAATCACCATACTCATCAGCTTCTGGTTTGACTTCCAGACACTGGGGCCCGATAGTCACGGGGTTGGAGGCTGTAGGAACAGACAACTCAACGCCCTCTGCCCATGCAAAAACCGATAACGTGAGCTCTTGGCCAACACCAGGAGTCACGTTGACGTTCTTAAGTTGGTTAAGTTGTCTCACTTCTACCACACCCATTTCAGCCCACTGTGCCTCGGGCACTCTCAACGCATTCTGATAGTGCACAAAAGGTACACATAGAGTGCCACCTTGGCATTCAGTGGGATTGATGTATATATGAGGTCTCTGACTAGCGGATATTGAATCAACCGCAATATTAAGCCCCCTGTTTATAGACACCTGGTCGTAATCAGGCAACGGATTGTACGAAGCTAAAAGACGCCCGTAATAAAACCCGTTGCCATTTATCACGAACTTAATACACAACCTACTGCGTAATAAGTTGAAATTGGCCAGTCTGTTCACATTTTTACTATCATTGTAAAACAGCGACCATGGATCAAAGTTCTCGGAAAACGCCATACCAGGCGCCCAAGAATATTCTTTGATCAATATGGGTCTTTCAAGAAAAGAACCCAAAGTGGCGTCAGTAGTGTCAG